CTAAGTTAGTGCAGTGGTTAAAAGCCCCCACTGCGTAAGGCTGCCAAACGTTAACAGCCATTTACAGGGAGCTCGACAATCATAAACCGCTTTTGTGGTTTCATCTTTTCCCATTGCTGACATTCTTTTTTTGCTTCTTCAAAGTTAGACCAAGCAGATTCTACTATCCCATCAGTTTCGTTTGTGATAAGATAAATAAAACGGCTGTTAACATCGGTTTGCCGCAAGGCGGGGTTCAGTTCTTCGTTTGACATTTTGTTGTTATTTAAAAGTTAGTAATTCTATTCAAGTTTTGTGGTTCAATACCCGCCCTGACGGCAAGCCGAGAACCGTTATATTATTTTTTGAAACTCCTTTATAAACTCATTTACTTTTGCCCTAAATTTATCTTTTCGCTTAGGGTGTACCCTAAATTGCGTTTGAATCAATTTGTTTACTCCTTTTTCTGGTTGCCCTGGCCCTGCTTTCTTTGGTGTCATTAGTTTATAATTAAATCCTTGTTAGTTAGCATAAAGTAAATGTTTTGTAACTGGTGAACAAATTGGCAATGAAAATCAAAAAGAGTGTTATTATAATCATAATCTTCTAAATCAAAATCTAAACTTACTTCTTTTGAATGGCACCAAGTTAAAACTCTATTTTTTGAAACTTCTAAATACCAGCCATATTGCTTATTTGTGTTTCTAAATACAAATCCAAAATTTTCAATCCATTTTTCAGTCAACTTTATTGGTTCGCACCATGTTCTTTGTGCTTCAAATACTTCTTGAATAACGCTTGGTGTAACTTGTCTAGCTACACCATTATCATCATACCAATTACCGATTCTTAATTCAATTGCTTCCATAATTAATCGTTATAGCAAAATGTAACTTTAGAAATATTTTTACCGCAATATTTCATTGTATTAGTTACGTGTGTAATTTCTTTATTGTTTTTTACTTCCCACATTTTCATAAATGGCAAGTCTTGAATCAACTTAATTTCAAGTTTTGAGTTTTCAATAACTGAATTAATATTTGTCCAAGTATTATTTTTTGCTGCGTTTAAAATTTCTCTAGTTGTCATATCCTTGTTTTTAATTATGGCACAAATCTAAACTAAATATTTGTAATTACAAGTATTATTTTTATTTTGTTTATAAGTGGTTGTATTTTAGTGAATTAAAATTCATTTTGTTTTTTTAGCATTGTATTTTCCTTTTCTAATTCTTTGATTCGCTCCAAAAATTTAAACTGATTGCGTTCTAGCTCTGAAACTTTCGAGCGGTAAATAATAGATTCAAAATAAAACTTGCCATATTGCTGTTGAATTTCGTAAAGCGTTTTTAAGTGTGTTTCAGCCGCTTTTTTCTTGTCGCCTATACTCTTAATCGTTTTTTGCTCTAAATCGCCTATAAAGTTGTTTATAGCCCATAAATTTATATAACATGGTTCGTTTCTTGATTCCAAATTTGTAAAGTCGCACCATTCAATCATTATTTTTTGAAGTTTTTTATAATCTTCACTTCGCAAATTGTTTAAATCGTCTTGCTCTTTTTTTAAAGTTTCGTATTCTGTCATTTTAAAAAGGTGCTTTAAATGGATCGTTTAAATTTATTGTTGATTGTATTGCATTTGTTGGTGCTTTGTATGATTCTTTAAAACCAGTATCAATTCTATGAATTTCACCGTTTATTATTTCCGAATAACATTTTTTACTAAATTCAAAGTCAAGTTTTACAACTCCTTTTTTACCTACTATTTTAGGTTTTATTTTCTTAATGTCAATTTCCACTGTATTTGATTGCTGAATTAACCCATTTATTTCTTCGTATGGCCTATCAATACATATCAAGCTTTGAGCTTTTGCATACCACGCTTGACCTCCATTTATTTCAAATACGCTTGGCGCCTTTGGTAATTCGCCCGACTTTACTCCAGTTGGGTTTCTAGCATGGCAAACCATAAAAGAATGCAGGTTGTGTAATTTACTAAACTTATTCCACTTCATTAAAAAAGAAGGTAAATAAGCCGCAATATTACTAAGGTCGGAGCTGTTATGTTGTAAATCGTTAAAGTTATCAATCAAAGTGCAATCTAATCCGTTATCCATTTTTACTTGTTTTGCTACTTCAAAATATTTTTCAAGTGTTAAACCGCTTATGTCATCATCTTCGATAATTGTAAAATGGTCTTGAATAAATGGCTGTACTTTGTAAATTTCTGCTTCAGTAATGTAGTTATGTTGGAATCTTTTATCAAAGCTTTTGCCAGTTAATGAGTGTGCTATTTCGCTAAATATTTCTTCAGCGCTTCCAGTTTCAGGTGAATAGATTAAATGCTTTTTGTATTTTCTTGCACTTAATGAAATTAGTAATTGAAATGCAAACTCACTTTTCCCTGAGCTTGGATAACCATAAATAATTGTTGTGTTCCCTGGTCTAATTTGATAAAAAGGGTCTAATGTTTCAAAACCAGTACTTAATAAATTTGATGTATTATTTTTGTGAAGTTCAAAAACCTTTTCTGCAACATCATTAAATTTTCTAATTTTCATATTATAACCCTCAAATTTTTAGGGTTTCTTGGGTCAACTCCTTTTGCTTCAAATTTTAGCTTGCCTTGCAACTCGTCACGTTTAGCCCAATTATTTATAGCTGACTTCCAATTTACATATTTATTACCTTCGTTTGAATAAGCTATTGCAGCTTCGTAATAGTACAAAAGTTTTGTGGTGTTCCATTCAGGAAATTCAGATTTAAAAATATTCTTATCAAATAAATTAGATTCTTGAAAAATAACCTTAATTAATTTCTTACTTAATTGTACTTTCTCTTTCTCTTTCTCTTTCTCTTGTACCGAACCCCCTACCGAACCCCCTACCGAACCCCCTATAATTTCAATAAGTATTTCTTTTGTTTTGTCCTCATAACCTTTAACTTGACTGTCTATTGAGTGCTTTTGGCTTAGGTATGCAAACTTAGCCATTCCTTTTAAATTAGTTGGCTCAATTCCATTAAATTGCTTTTGAAGTAATGCCTTAATAAATTCTATAAATTCACTATCTTTTAATTCCATTGATACTTCAAAATAGCTGCGATAAAAATTAAATCCTTTTCTCATAACTAAAATGGCAAATCAATATAATATAAATCACGAAACTCATTTAAAACTTTCATTTCAATACCACTTCCACCCCTATCAGGATGATATTTTACTGCCAGCTTTCTATACACATCATTAAAATTTTTAGCTAAAGGTATTGATTTTGGAAATAAATACAGTCTTTCGCAAATTTCATCTTTTAATTTTCCTGTTAATTCATCAGGAAGTTCAAATGATTCTAAGGCATAAGCAATGTAATTTGTTGGCAATTCTTTAATTAAAGTGCCTTTAAATTTGCCGAATGGCATTGTTTGATAATTCATAATTAATAATTAATTTAAACGAAAATAGCCCCAATAGGTCGAAGCTAAAGGGGCTATAATCATATACTTTTACACCATGTTAAAGTTCTGATTTATGTTAGTTGGCTTCGACCTCAACTAATTGTACTACAAAAGTAACCTTTTATTTTACTTTCGCAAATTTATTTTTTCGTAAACTTCTTTTGCTAATTTTTTATTTTCTTTATTTAGCGAATGTTGGTTGTAATAACTACTATGTCCAAATTGGTTAATATAATTAACCTTTTGAGTATCTATTGTTACTAACTGCCTAAGTTCACTTATTCTTGCTCTAAAACCGTTAAAGCAAAATTCTTGCTCAGTAACATAACTATCTCTAATTAGACTCTGTAATATTGCGGCTGTTTGGTTGGTTGGTGCTTTCATTTGTATTTGTTTTTTATTTCGTTTAATTCCTGTTCTGTGAATGTTTTTACTTTTGTCAAATAAGCATCTAATCGTAATTTTTCCATAAAATCATATCCGTGCTTTTGTTTCATTTGGTTAAAATATTCTAGTTGGTTTCCATCTAAAAAAACATTGCATTTTTTACACTGCTTATTGCAATTTCGCTCGTCAAATATTAAACCGCTGTAGTTTTCTGCTTTATAAAGGTGTCCTGCGTGCCATTCAATAGCTGTAATTGCACCACAGCTTACACAAGGCAAATGTTTATCACGTTCACGTATCCACTTTTGAAATATAACTTTTATAGCATTTAATCGCCTTACATAACTTTGCTTTTTAGTTTCTAAACTTTCAATTTTATCACGCTTTATTTTTGCATAATTTGGCTTTACTGGTTTTAGTTTTCCTATTTCAATTGCACAAAAAACCGAACATGAATTTTCTAAACTTGACCTTTTAGGAGTAAATCGAACACCGCAATTTTTGCATTTACAAGTTACTGCTTTCATACTTGTTTAAATTTTTCGATTGCTGTTAATATTTGTTTCTTTTCATGACTTGCATACCCATCTTTTAAATCGTTTATGGTTTTTATTCCATGAATTACAGTTGTGTGGTCATACCATCTTCGCCCCATTTTATTAGTGTCTTTAAAATAAAATTCATAGCTAAATAATTCGCCAATTGACTTTAAAGAAAGTGTTGAATTTTGACGAACTAAGTAAAAAAATAATTGCCTTGCGAATGATATATTCCTACGTCTGCTTTTCACGTTGTAATTTTCATAAGTTAGCCCTGTGACAAATTCAATAATATTTTTTGTTCTATTTACAACAAATTCATTATTTTGTATGTCGATTGGAGTACGTGGAATGTGATTATTCCACGTTTTAAAATATGCTGCTTCCATTATTTAAATGTTACTTTTACAGTTGTTGAACTTGATTTTTTTGGAGGGTGTACTCTTTGTAAATCCCCAGTTTCTTCGTCAATAATTGACAATGGTTCTTTTAATGCTTTTAAAAATGTTTCACGATGTTTTACTTTTTCTTTTAGCAAATCCATGCTTAAATATAAATCATTCAATTCAGCATCATTACACATACTATAATCGTATTTTGTTCCAGCTTCTACAATACTAAATTCAGTATTTTTTATAATAGTGTTTTTTTCGTATTTGTCTAATTCTGCTAAAGCGCAATCAATCAAAGTTGGTTTTACTTTATCAAAAACTTTTTCCATTGCTTTTTGGAATCGTAGCAATTCACTTGCTACAATTCTACCATTGTTTAACCCTTGTTCCAATTGGTCTGCAAATATTTCAATTTGCTGTTTTGTTTCAGGCAGTTGCCTTACTGTACTCATTGCTGTTTCCATTATACTAATAGTTTTTCGTTTTCTTTTGAAATATTATATTTAACTTTAATTTGTTCAATTGTGCCACCTTTTTTAATAAATGCAATGGCCTCATCAAACTGCTTTGTGTTTGGATTTAACCATACCTTTTCAGGTGCTTTTGATTGTGGCTTGCTTGCTGCATTTCCATCGTCATCTTCACTGCCTAAATTAGTCATACTTTGCAATCCATAACGCCTGGCATAAGTCAAACCGCTGCCATGTGATTGAGCATCGTTTTGTTTACCGCTAATTATTTCAGTATAGCCTGCAATCCATTCGCCCGACTCGTGAATTAAAAGTGTTTTTACATAAGGTTTTCCGTTTATTTCAACTGTTGGTTGCATTGCACAAATACCGTTTTCGTTTAAAGCTGGAATACAAGCCTCACGAACTGAATTTATATCAGCATATTTTGATTTAAAAAATGGATTTGTAGCCGATTTAACAGCTCCACTCATTGCCATTTGTGCCTTTACTAAGGCTAAGGCTATTTTAGTTATTGATTCTGATTGGTACATATTTTTGATTTATTAATTCTTTCAATTCTCATTTTAGTTGTATCAATTGACATTTTAATTGATGATGAAATTGCTGCATCTTTCTTATGATATTCTAAAAATATTTCCAATGTCTTGATGTAACTTTCGCCTAATTCGGCATACTCTTTTTTTAGTTGTTCGTTTGTCATTTTATTTCGTAAATTATACCCATGTCCGATAATGCCTTGCAAATATTCTTTTTTGCTTGGTTAAAATAATCAATAGCATCATTTTTATTCAAAAATATTTGACCATTAATTTTCGCTCCTGATTCGTGAAGTACTTTGTAAAATTGTGCATCTTCATAAAGTGCAATTTCGCTTCTGTATTCCTTTGTTTCTGAATTATAGAATGTCAATTTATTTATTAAAATCATCGTATTTATTTTTAGATTTTGAACGATTTACCCAAAGGCTTAAAACTATTGCTGCGAACCAAAGTAATATGCTACTCATAACGATTACTAAGGTGTAAAACCATATAACTTCCATTAGTTGTGATTGCTTAAAAATTGTTGGTCAATCGTATAAATTTCGCTTATCTTGGCATTACTTGGTAATCCTAAAGCCTTTTGTATTTGCACCTCATAAGCAGGCTGCGTAAGGTATTCTGAATTTCTACGAATAGCTTGTTTTAAACTTGCTAATCCAATATCAAAATGAACAGATATTTTGATAACTTTTTGTTCGTTTTTCTTTTCCAATAGCATTGCAACAATGCTTGGTTTTAATCTTGATTTTTCCATGTTTATTTTTGTTTTAAAATTTGTTTGCATTCGTTTATCATTTCTTCACTTGCGTCAAATAGCGTGTGAATTATGGCTATTACACCAATTAATATAAGTGATGTTATACTTGTTGTTATTGCTCCAATTGGAGTTAATATCCAGTTAAAAATTTCCATGTCGCTCATAATCTAATTGGTTAAAATAGCAATTGTTAAAGTTCCATGTTCTTTCATTAGGAAAGTTTTTAATGGCTCAATTTGTGCGTTTACTTCGCCTCTGTTCGCTTTTTTGCTTGTTAAACTTGCTAACAGCTCACCTCTAAACAAAGGTGCTTCTTTTTCGTATTTAAATATTTGTACTTTCATAATTTCTATTGCTTTATTGCCCTACAAAGATAATATTAGTTTTGAATATACAAAACTAAAATACAAAATTAAACTAATTATTTTGTAACTGTTTGATTTTTAAGCTAATTA